TCTAAGGAACTTAAGGAACCTATTGAACCTAGCAAACCAGAAGAATTTCAAAATAAAAAACAAGATGGTATTGAGAATAAGAGTTCTCATAAATCTAATGTTCCAGTAAACAATATTATAATAACTGGCCCCAATGGTTCAGGAAAATCAACCTATATAAAATCCATAACTGAGTGTGTAATTTTAGCACAAACAATAGGGATAGTTCCTGCTAGAGAGTTTCAACTTACGCCATTTGCACATATATCTACGTATCTTAATATTCCAGATTGTCAAGGTAAGGAAAGCCTTTTCCAAGCTGAAATGAATAGGTGTTATCAACAACTAGAGACATTACAAGCAGCAGAAAAGGCAGGGGAATTTAGTTTCAATATTATGGATGAGATTTTCGTAAGTACCAATTATCAAGAAGGTATGAGTGGTGCCTACGCAGTAATCAATCAATTATGTCGATTTAATAAGTGCTTGAATGTAATTACCACACATTTTGATAAGTTAGCTAATCTAGAAGACCTTAAGGTTGGACGTAAATATTTTGATGTGGAAATTGGGGAAGATGGCAATGTTGCTAGAGATTATAAGATTAGAGACGGAGTTAGCAGCAAACATATGGCTTTACGATTACTACGAAATAGGGGTTTCAGTGATGAAATAGTTAAAGATGCAGAAGCTTTTTATGAAAAGAATTGCAAATGAAGAAATTATATAAGAAATTATATAAGAAAGCAAAAAAAGAAAATACAAAACAAATACAAAACAAATACATAAATACATAAGAATTATTTCATATTAGGTATATCCTCAAATAAATAGGTTATAAATATTTTTTTGAGGATATGCCTAATATCATCTGGCAATTCTGGCAATTCTGGCAATTCTGGCAATTCTGGCAATTCTGGCAATTCTGGCAATTCTGGCAATTCTGGCAATTCTGGCAATTCTGGCAATTCTGGCAATTCTGGCAATTCTGGCAATTCTGGCAAATCTAGATTATTAGCTGATCCATTAGCTGATCCATTAGATGATCCATTAGATGATCCATTAGATGATTCATTTGCATTAGTATCTAGCTTTGCTAAATTATTATTAATAATTTTCATTATTACCGACTACTCGCTAGTTGAATTCGATTTCAATGCATTATGAGTAATATGACAATGTTTTATTTGAATTTCCATTGTTTTAGACTCACTATTTTGTTCTGTTATTGCTGTTATTGCTGTTATTGCTGTTATTGCTAGTATTATTTTATTGTTATAGTTCTTCTAGAATATAATTCTTTTATATAAAACAAATTAAAAATTATTTGTTGATTATTTTAATATATTTGTTTGCTAGATACATTAAAACCACATATACAAAACACGATGTAATATTAGATATCTAAAGCGTAATATGGGCTAATAATTGGTAAAATATGTGATTATAATTTAGTTGATTAATTTTTTATATTTTTATTCCTTTTCCAGATAAATAAAATATCCGCCTTTTTGTTCATTCTTGTTTAATACTTTTTTAGCTGATAGAGTGGCATTATTACAAATTTTAAATAATTTTGTAATATCATCAACATCTACTTGATAGAATTCTTTATATTTCTTGAATTGTTTTTGCTTGAGGTATTGTTTTAGGCATTTTTCAACGTTATCAATATCTGTTGTTTTATATACCTTGACTACTTTAATATTATCTACGTGTGATGATTGATGTGTTTTTAATCTAGCTTTAAAATCAGTAGTTTTACCTATTTTATATACACCTGGCAAATTAAGGTCGGTATTTAGTATATAAATAACACCTTCTTGAATATTTTCTTGTTGTGGAGTATGATTTGATAAATAACGTTCAACTATAACATCCTTATATTGATTGATGTGTTTTTCTAATTCTATAAAGTAAGAACGAACATCTTCAGCTTTTTTAGTTCTACTAACCATACAAAGACGCTTCATACAATCAGGTGTTAACATTACTTGTTCTGATGGTCTTCCATTTACACCATTTCTAATTATACTTTCATTATAGTCAATATTTTTAGTATATGATTTTTTTAAAGTATCTTTAATTGTACCTTTTTTAGCACCTAACCATTTAGTTAAAACTTCTAAATCAATAACAAATTCACTTTCTTTAGTATTGTATTGATATAATGAAAAGAAATCATCAATAAATTTATTACTGACAACCGAAAACTTTTTTAAATAATCTTGTAAAGACTCCATTTTTATACTCTTAAATATTAGTTAGAAAATAGTTTTTTAGGATAACCTGAATAACTATTAAATTAAATTACTTTTAGAAATATAAAATAATTTTTTAATACTAACTAATAGTTTATAATACCAATAAAATTTATTTATCGTTTATAATACCAATAAAATTTATTTATCATTATATAGAATAAACCAATGTCCCGATTACAACCTTCTATTAATATAAATCCTACTTGGGCGACTAATGGTACTGACACTGGTGCGGCTGGTTGGTATCAAATCGCCCCGACAACTAGTAATCTAGCCTTACGTGTTGCAACTAGTAATATTGGTCTAGCAGGTGAAATCCAATTTACATCCAATGGCGGTTCCCTTGTGTTTCAGGGATACAACGGTAATAACTGGGTAGATTTCAATGCTACGGTGGGGGCACAAGGTATTCCGGGTATTGATTTTACTAATGCCGTGCATTTTAATAATCTTACTGCAAATGCTACACCCGGTATAATAGTGCCTCTAGGTCAGGTATTTGCAACTACTGAGGCAAATGTTGCAGCTAGTTTAAGCAATGTAAATATCCGTGCTATATCTGGAGGTCAAAATATAGTGAATTCCAATCTGGCAGTTAATTCTCTAGTGGTATCGCAAAATAGCAATGTTATCACTCTTACAAGCCAAGGTGTACCTTATACTTGGAATATGCAAAATAGCAATGGTGCAGTAAGTTATCTTAAGAATGCTCCAGGTGATACGCCTTATTATGGCTGGGGTGAAACTAGTATATGGACTGTAAAACCAGGACAGGTAGTAGTAAAAGGCCAATCCGTAAGATTAGATAGTTATGGCAGCAATGTAGTAATAACACCAATGATATATACCACACTTACTGGGGCAACACCTTATAATACACCAATGAATATGTTTGGTGTGGCTTTGGAAAATGCTAGCAGCGGGCAAGCTTGTCGTGTTTGCACTCGTGGAATAACAACCGTGCTATGTACTAGTAATACTACCGCAGATTTTACAGCGACTAATAATGTTGCTAGTGTTGGATTAGATGGATTGGTAGGTAGGGATGGAGGTATTTTTTGTAATACTTTGCCACCAGCTACTATAAATTATTTTACTCGGGCAGGATATTTTCTAGAGACCGGCGCAACAGTCGCTAGTAATGGTGGATACGCATTATTTAATGTAGACCCGAGAGTTGAATATATTTGATTAGGCTTTGGATGTATTGATATTGCTATAGATGCCTTGATAGTATAATTTGTTTTTATTGGTTTTATAGTTTTTTTAATTTTTATAGTTTTTTAGATATTTTTCGATAAAAATTGAGTTTTAAAAGCTATTTGAAATAAATCATTCATCACTGGATTTTATTGAATATCCTTTCTTGCATAGAAACACAGAAGAAGACAAATGGCGCAGTCTCAAGATTTAAATACAAAAGTTAATAAAATACTAAAAGTTCAATTTACAAAAGAGGAGATATCTATGTTTAATTCATGTAGAGATAAAGTTGGGTTTTCTGTGGCAACTGATTTTTCTAAACCTAAAAACCATTTATTTGTCGATTTTGTGGTATTAACTAATTTTGCAAAATTGTATCTTCATTATTGGAATCGTGAAGTTCACGCAGATACACCTTTAGCAATAGAACAACGTTCTATACTTTGTGATATTTTATTAAAGATCACACTTGTCTATAATTTGGCAGTCAGACATAATTGTTTTATAAGTAATTGGGTTGATTTACGAAAATTATTGAGAGCTGCTATAGCCACTAAAATGGAAAATCAATATCTAGCTATTTATCCACACAACGAGTTTGATATCCTAGAAATTGAAAAATGTGCTTTAAAACAGTCTACACTTGAACTACAATATGATAAACGCGACATAGCAATAATTCAAGAACTAATCGCATTCAGCAAATTAATGTCTTTTGAATTGCACGGGATCTATATCTTTTAGCCAAAACGAAGATATTTTTTATTTTTTTACATCAAAGTAAAAGATAAAAGATAAAAAGATAACACATCTAAAATGTGAATTATTTATTGGCATTCTGGTGAATTACAACTCCGTGTAGCAGGGCACCAGGTGCCGGATGGTTCGCATTGTTTCCAATAACCGGAATATGCGGGATAATATCCATATGGACGCCAATTTCCCCAGCCATGCATCCAAGGACGCCGCCAAGCCCACCGGGTTCCATGGTGCCCACCCCACCACCAGCGCCGGGGATAAAAGCCTTCGATCTGGGATTTAGATGTGGATGTGGATTCAGTTTTCTGACTGGTATAGATTATATATACTAACATCCCTAGCAATATAAGAAGAATAACACAACCAAATAACATTGAATTATTCATTTTCGTTTTCAGTGGTGTAATAAATTACTATATGTTTCTAAGAAATAAATAAAAAGCTTGATTTTTAAATAAGAGGAAGTTTTTAAGAAATCTTTAGTTCTAAAGAGCAAGAGAGAGAGGAACTTTCCAAGAGAGAGGAACTTCCAAGAAACATTAAAAATTTAACTGGAGGAAGTTTTTAAGGAACCTTAGGTTCCTTAATTTATTTTATTTGCTATTAATAGATTAAACTATATTACTAGTCATCTATATCTTTCATATCTTTCATAAAATGAATCAAGCTAATCTAGGTAAATATGCTAGCGTGTGCGACTTGCCCTATACAACTCAAAAAATTAATTATCATCGTGGCTATGGTAATATTGTGATACACGAAGTCAAGGGCGATAATTTAGTTAGCACCGCCATAACTAAGTACAACCGGATAGACCCACTGCAACTGCCTTTTGGCGAACATAGCCCTAAGCCTGAAAATGGGTATCAAATGCCCAATCCGGAAACTACGATTGCCTGGGCTGATAAACGATTTTGGGAATAATGTTTTGTTAATAATTTTTTTAGTTTTATTTTCTTAGTTTTTTTTATTGTTAGTATATAGAATCCTAGAGATATATTATAATGGTTGAAGCAGAGGACCGGCGAGCTGATTCTCTAGCATATGTATCCCGCGAGCCTGAAACTTTGGAAAGATATGTTAAATTAGAACAACAGGATAATGGCAGTTTTGTAAGAACTGCTAGAAGAATAGATCAATTAGTGCAGTTATTACTAATCGCACAACAAGCGCTTCAGGATTTAGATATGGGTGAAATAAATAGAAATGTAGCTGATGCAATAACAAAATTAGCAAATTTAAGCGCACATAAATATATTATAACTAGCATTATGCAATTACCTTTTGTGAGTTATTATGGAATTAATAGGGAACTTCAAGAAATAGCGGGTGAGATAAATCAACAAGGACAACAACCAGTTATACGGTTAGTTGATTTGCCAATGAATGTAAGAGGAGTTATTGGTCAAGCAGAGAATGTATCAATCCCATTTAGATTTATACACAATATTGATGTAGAAGGTTGGGAACATATAAAAAATACAGCAGACCAAGATCGCAACCTTAATTCGAAATTACATTCAAAACGTAGTATTACAGAAAATAATATACAACAAAGAGAAACAGATAATACGAATCTCATAAATGCATACCTGGATAAATGTAATGAGCATCAACGCGCATATATAAATAAACATAATGAACTTAGTAATTTATTCGATCATTTAAAACGTATAATAGACTTGATAAAACCTATTCTAGATTTAATTCGTAGGTTATCACAAGTCAAACCAGTTCAAAAACGCCGACGCATTGGTGGATTACCTAGAGTTTATATACCCAAAAATTTATTAGACAATCCAGTTCTAGAAGCTCTTCGAACCAACCAACAAGCCATTATAGACCGAAGTACACAAATTTTAACTGCAGCAACCCAAGCATCCCAAAGTGCAAGTCCACAGCAACAACAGGGTGGTTTTTTACAATTAGGTGGTGGATCTGCAAATGCCCCCCAACAACAAAACAGGATAATACTTACTAGAAATAATATACGGGTGACTGATACTCTAGCAGAACATCTTAATCCAGGTGATATTATTCAAATTACTATTAATAGAGGAACCCAATTTACTATTAAAATACAACGAAAAGAAGATAATACTTTCAATTTTACACCAGAAATTGATGACAACATAATTCAACAATTTAATGCTCTATCATATCAACAACAACAAGCGGCAATGAATATTATTCGGTTAGGGATAGACAGTGAAAGATTTATTGATGTTGCCGGACACTTAGAGCAAATGATGCGTGATAGTTTTATAAATTTTGTTAGACAACGGGATAGAATGGATGGGGTACGGATTACTGAAGCAACAGAAGCACCGGGTGCTCCAGAAGAGATACCTTTTGATGAAGAACATGTGAATCGCATACAAGGTATTTTATATAACTGCTATGATTTGCAAATATTATATTTGATTAAACATATTGAAGTAGTAAATTTATTTAAATTCATCTTGTACCATTATGATATCCTATTAAACAACTTAGCAATATTGATAAACCTATTGAAACTATTCAATATTCTAGAGATTAATATTACAGCCATTCTTGCTAGTGTCAAAGCAAAGAAAATTATTGATGATATGGGAAATTTGATTCAACAACAGCAAAATGTAATGTCAATCGTGGCACCAGCACAACCACCAGCACGAACACCAACACCACCAGCATCAGCACGAGCATCAGCACCAGCATCAGCACGAGCACCAGGACAACAATCATCACGAGGTTATTTTTCACAAGGATCATCAATAGGTTATCATGCACCAGCACCAGCACCAACAGAAGAACCATCTCTAAGTTATTATGCACCAGCACCAGCACCAGCACGAGCACCAGCACCAGCACCAGCACCAGCACAAGCACAAGCACTAGCATCACCACCAGGAAACACACATGTTGGTGGTTCTAGATCACCCATACAGAGAACAGTTTCAAATAATATTAGACACCAAATTGCAACATCAGCATCAGCAAATCAAGAAGATAGAGAAGTTCAGTCATATATTCAACAAATAAAGTTAGCATTAAGCGATAAAACTGTCGATGATGTTAAATTAAGCAGTCTAGAACAAGAAATTGGCGAAGCTTATATAGAAGCATCTGGTGATAAGGATAAAAAAACAAATTTATATAAGGCCTATCAAGCAATTCGTATTTTAAGATTGAAAAAGTTAGAACAAGCAGAATGGGCACAACACAATGAGAATCTAAAAGGTAATGCTATTAGACAAATTACTGAATTAAAACAACAAGCAGACAATCCAGATTCAGGTGATTTATTTTCTACTATAGAAAGGATACAATCACAGGGTGCTATTTTAGATAAGGTATATGAACATCGTGCAAAAGAACAAATACAAAAATCACCATTCACAAAAACACCTGTAGAAAAGCAAAGTCGTACTTTACAACCAATATTAGATGAATACTATAAACTAAGAAGTGCACAAGTTTGTAAAGTAGGGGATCCGGATAGTTGTAGTGTTAGGGAGGAAGATATCAAAGCTGCAGAGAATTTAATTATGATTGCTATTAATAATAATGGGAATGAGATACAAATCACTGAAAAAAATTTAGAATCTTTGCAGCAGCCTACAACTTTAAATTTATTCAAACTAGCAGATTATCTATATAGTCTATATCAACAAGGCAATGATGTTAATTTAGATAGTATAATAAGGTGGTTGAATGAGAATAAGTTAGATGTGTTTTTAAGGATCTTGAATGCAAAACGTGAAGTAGAAGCACAAGCTAGACGTGAACAACAAGCTAGACTTGAAGCAGAACAAGCTAGACTTGAAGCAGAACAAGAAAGACTACAACGTAAAGAACAAGAAAGACTACAACGTGAAGAACAAGAAAGACTACAACGTGAAGAACAAGAAAGACTACAACGTGCAGAACAAGAAAGACTACAACGTGAAGAACAAGAAAGACTACAACGTGAAGAACAAGAAAGACGTGAAGAACAAGAAAGACTACGACGTGAAGAACAAGACGCAACTGAAAAGCAACACCAGGCTCAACAAGTTGATCAAATGATGATATATCATAAAGAAAAAATTATACCATTAGCAAACCTAAAAGAAAAACTTATTGGAAGTAATAACGAAATAAATCCCCAATATACGAACGCTTGGAGAAGATTTTTAGATGAGTATAAACTGCGGAATGGTGAAAAAGTTAAGGATACACATATTAAAGAAATTTTTGATTTATGTTATCATTTAAAAGATGTTCAAACAGTAAAATACAATGATGCCAAATACCAAGAAATAGAAAAACTGAATAAATTTATAGATAATTTACCAAATTTATATTCACAACTAAAAGAAATTATATTTCAAGCTTGCAGAGTTGTTGTAAAAATCCGTTCAGACAATGACGCAGACAATCGACCACAAACAGGCGGATATATAATGGCTAATGTAATTACAGTAAATGATGATAAAAGAATACAATTAGGAGAATATTGTAAAAAACCTAAAGTGGGTATTGATGACAGTAAAAAAGAACAAAAGTATGGACCGTTTAGTGCAGTTTATAAACCTAATGAAACCCAAGTAAATGTATATACACATTTATTTGGTTCTAAAAAACTTGATGGAGAAGACACCCAATATAAAGCTGAAGCTATTCCTGATCAAAGTTCTCTAGACTTAATGGATCAATTAATAGCAAAAAAGAATGTTGTTATATTTGGATTTGGATTTTCTGGTTCAGGTAAAACATATACATTAATTGAAGGTTCATTAAAACCAGAAGATGCTAATGATAATCATAAAAAATCATTATTAGAACTATTTATGCAAGATAATCTTACCGCAATACGGAATGTCGAGTTTCTTGAATTATATCCAAAAGGAAAGGAAATATATAAATATAATAGAGACTCTAGAGAAAACGAAATATACAAACCAATACAGAATGGTGATAATTTTATTAATAATGTTAAACAAAGGTTAAAAGAAATAGAAGCTCACCGATATAACAAACTTACGATATGCGCAACACCTAATAATGATAATAGTAGCCGTAGTTTTTTGATGATCGACTTGAAATTAAGTAATGGTAGTAGTTTGATATTTTTTGATATGCCTGGGACAGAAAATACTATTCGTATTCGAACACAGTTTTTAGGTAATATGTTTTATAGAGAAAGTGAAAAGGAAATACAAGGTCACCTAATAACTCATGAGGGAATAAATCAACAATTTCTTAGTGCAAACATGCTGCAATTTGTAGAATTATATGAAATACGCCAACCACGCAATAACCAGAAAACATTTATTAAACTTAACAAAATAGGTAATGATAGATTTGCTTCTCAAAGCAGAAAACAAGCTATTAATAAATACTATGACATTCGTAAACAATTTGAAAAAGATGATAAAGTACAAGCACAACAAAAAAAAAAAAGTAGAAGTGTTGTCCCAGGTAGCATTGGTTCTCAAACAAGTACACAAAAACCTAAACTTGGCATTGCTTATTCATTAAGTCCAATTGAAAATCATTTTAAGGAATCAATTATCATGGCTAAAAATTTAACTGAAAATAATTTTTTGGTTGGAGAAGAAACAAACCTTCCAACAGCACTATATATTATCAAAATGGCCGAAGCAATAACCCTTTTTTTTAACGGTCGTCCTGAAAAAACCTTTAAAGATTTTCTTTTAAATAATGCTGGAACTCAAAATGATATTATACTTAAGTTACTAAATCCTGATAAAATACTTAAGATTGTAGCATATTTTTTAAAAGAATTTATATATAAAAAAAAAGGTGATAAATATGTATATTTTACTGTTTTACTAAAAAAAAAGTCATCCCTATCCCCAATAATAGATCCATTGGAAACATTATTTAATGACACAGATAAAGAAAATATAAGACAAATATTCGATTTAAAATTTAATAATTCTAAATATAAATTTAAATCCGAAACCGAAACCGAAACCGAAACCGAAACCGAAACCGAAACCGAAACCGAAACCGAAACCGAGACAATATTAGAATTATATAATTGTAATAATGATATATTATTTTATGAATTAGACGGATCACATCCATTAGAACAGGGTCAAATAAAATTAAAACCAACCGGATATTTTAAAGATTTAGTATTTGAACCTAAATTTATTATGATAAAATACTTTATGATGTTATTATGTTATGTTTTAAAAATAACTAATGGTACATTAGACTCTGTAAAACAAGGCTCAAGAGGAATACCTTATATTGGTTTATCAATGGTTTTAATATTAATTTATAAATTCATAAATTTTATAATAGAACAAGGCGAATGTATTATGTCAACACTAGAACATTTAAAATATTATTTTCTTTTTAATATGGATAAGATTGAAGATTATAATAAACGCAAGTTTGATGGCGTCGAAAGGCCATTTAAGTGTCATTTTTACCAAAGACCACCACCGACGCCACCTAGTTCCGGACTTAAAAAGGCATCTGGAACCAGAACCAGAACACCAGCTGGACCAGATACTTATGGTGAACCTGAGAACACTACGAGTTGTACTAATTTATTAAATTACGATAAAAATGTTGCAAAATATACCTATAATACTAAAATCGGTGATGGTATAATACTTGAAGAAACAGTAAAAATGGGTGGCATGATTGACTATAAGTTAATGAGTCTTTTACAAAAGTTAAATGGTCGTCAAGAAAACTTAGCACAATTAAAAACTAAACAATCTAAGGATGAAAGTGAAGGATATAGTTATCTAAATTTAGATAATTCCATAACTAATGCAATGTTTGTTATGTTTGCTAATATGAAAGCCCATGTAAGTAAAGAAGATGCAACTAAAAAATTCAATGCCAATAATTCTGCATTATTAGAAAATATTAAATTAATATGTAATGCGGAAATAGATACTTTAGATTTTGCACATTCGGTTTCCTCTACAGCAGATGGATTACCAGATGATGTTCCTGGTCATGGTGCTGGTACTGATGATGGTGCTGGTCCTGCTCCTGGTCATGGTCCTGGTCCTAGACGTAGTGGTGATGGTGCTGATAATAATGATGATTATAATAAAAATGGTGGTGCAATCAAAAATACTAGAACTAAGAAATATTTAACATCTAAAATACAAAACTATACATTGAAACGTCTAGGCAAATCTAAACCTCATTCTATCTACTCTAGAAAATCTAAAACATACCAATCTTAGCCAATCAAACTACTTAATAACCTAAATAAAATATTTTATATATCTAGAAATAATCACATATTATTTAACATAATGCCACGCAAAGTAGCCAAAGCCACCCGATCTAAACAAACAAAGACACCATCCAGAACTAAGCCTAAGCCTAAACATACTAGCAAGCCGAGCAAAGTAAGAAAGCCAAAAAAGCCTATTACAACTGATACATCTAATCGTCTAGCAAAACTTTTAAATACAATATCTAATAATCGAAGCACAATGACTAAATCAGAAATTAATCTACCTGCTAGACTACTGCAAAATGGCAACAGGACATCAATTTCGCAATCTAAACCTATAATGTTTTCTAAATCTATTTCATCATCTTATTCGTCTTCAATGCATAATGGAGAAGTTCATACAACAGGCAAAGAAGTAGTTAATGATTCAACCAACCCATATATCCAAGTTGCAGAATTACATAACGGCCAAGTCGAACATTATATGATTCCTAGAAATCAATCTAGCCAATCTAAAATACTTATTCATCCTATAACTCCTATACAATCGATGAAGAAGTCTAAGAAGACTAAGAAGACTAAGAAGACTAAGAAGACTAAGAAGTCTAAGAAGTCTAAGAAGACTAAGAAAACTAAGAAGACTAAGAAACCTCGCAAATCATAATCTAGCAAATCTAGCAAATCTAATGTGTTGTAATTATTTTAGTTTTTATAAATTTTTTATTCAAGATTCTAGATTATGATTCTAGATTGCGGAAAAATATTTTCCAGAAATATAATCTAGAAATATAATAAAAATAAAATACTTTTTATCTAATTGTAATATAGATTATTACGTTATCTAGAAACTTATTTTATCAAATTCTTAAAATGCAAAATACTGCCAAAACTGTTCTCATAGTTCTAGGTCTTCTAGGTGTTCTAGCTCTTGGCTATATTGTTTTTTCTAAGAATGCTAGCCCTACAACTACCACATCTGGTCGTATGATGGCTTCATCCAACTCTGCCATGCTACCTCCTATTAAGGCTGGTATTGAAACTTTCGATAGCCAAGCCCCTTCCGACCAAGTTAGTGTATCTTCAGGTATGCAGCCTAATGCCATGCCTACCCAAGCATATAATGTCGATGCTAGTGAAAATATAGGTATGGTTGAACAACCCCAAGGTTTAATGCAACCTAGCCCTATGACAATGAATCAACTTCCCTCTGAATGCTATCCTAAGGATGTTTTATCTAGCGCAGATCTTCTACCCCGTGATGCTAATTCCCTCTGGGCTCAAGTCAATCCCTCCGGACAAGGTTCCCTCGCCGATCAAAACTTCCTAACTTCTGGATTCCATATTGGTATTAATACCGTCGGCCAAACTCTCCGTAATGCTAACCGTCAACTCCGCAGCGAGCCACTTAACCCTCAAGTTAAAGTTTCACCTTGGATGCAAACTACAATTGAGCCTGATATTAACAGACGGCCACTTGAGATTCAAGGAGACCTTTAAAGGTCTCCTTTTATCTGCACTAAAATGCATGTGCATTTTAGGAGATTCAGGGTGATTTATAAATCACCCTTCATCAGCATCAGCAGGTTGTGCGGGTGTCTAGAAACTTTATAATTAATTATTTTTCTGCTTTTTCTAATTACATATAGCCTAGCATTATATTCTTCTAAGCATAACGAATAACAATTAAATCGAAAATTATATTAGATAACTTAGCAAAGCTAGTAATGACTTTAAAATATAGACAATTATCTAGTCATAAGTCTAGAGTATATTCCCTAGCCAGGAAAGTAGAAGATATTAAATACAAAAAACAAGTTAAACGAGAAAGAATAATCGGCTCCAAAGAATACCGCAAACGCCTTCTAGAAACACAATTACATAATAGAGAATTAGAACGGGAACCAGAACCAAGGGGCAGAGCTACTCGCAAATCTTCCAAGTCAAATATTATCAAATCAAAAAGGATAATTCAATCTCAAGGGTTAGATATAGTATCTAGAGAATCGATACTCCAAGAACCGACTATTCTAGACGATGAGAAATATCTAAAACCTATTATTAAAATGGGTGAGCTAGAGATACCTGAAATGGAAGTAGATTTATCTAACACAGATAAACCAACCGTATCTTTTCCAGAACTTAACCCAAAAGCCAAAGATAAAGCCAAAGATAAAGCCAAAGATAAAGCCAAAGATAAAGCCAAAGATAAAGCCAAAGATAAAGCCAAAGATAAAGCCAAAGATAAAGCCAAAGATAATGATAAAACTAAAATTATGAATGAAAAAAATACACTGGAATCCTATATAATAGCAATACCTAGTTATAATCGCCCAGATTTAATACAAATAAAAACCCTAGCATTATTACATCGACACAGAATCCCTGCACATAAAATAATCATATTTGTCGCCAATAAAGAACAATATAATTTATACAAAGCCAAGATTCCTTCCGGATTATATGGTAAATTAGTGATTGGCGTAATTGGATTACGAAATCAACGGAATTTCATAATGGATTATTATCCTGAAGGCGCGCATATAGTCCAAATGGATGATGACCTAGATAAAATAATGGAATTAATTAGCGAACCCCATAGTGCTAGCAGAGCTTCTCGGCGAGGTTCAATAAGAGCTTCTAAAGCTACAAGGAAATCTAGCAAATCTACCCGACGGATGCAACCAATAACTGATTTAGATGAATTTATTACTAGGGCATTTGAAATATGTAAGAAGAAGAGTATATTTCTATGGGGTGTTTATCCTTTGGCCAATGCTCGATTTATGTCGCCCAAGCTGACAACCGATTTACGTTTTATTGTTGGTCCATTCTGGGGCATCATTAATCGCCATCGGCCAGACTTGCGGATCACCATTGATGAAAAAGAAAATGCCGAACGTACTCTCCAACATTATACTATTGATGGTGCCGTCTTAAGATTCAATAATGTGGGTATTGAAACTCGTTATTATAAGAATAAAGGAGGTATGCAAAATGAAGGCAAAGACCGCAAAGCAGAGGCACTTAAATCAGTTAATTACTTACATAGCAAATATCCTAAACTAACTCAGATTTATCTAGGCAAGAAATCGGGGGTGCCAGAAATTCGAATGCTAGCACATTCTCATTAGAACTAAAATAACAACAAAAAAAAATATTATGACAAAAATTGAAATTTATTTATATATATCTAGAATATTATTTATTACACGGAATTATTGCATTTGTGTTTGCAAAGGATATGCCAATCATCAGTCTGTCTAGTCTTGTTAGCTTCCGTATAGATCAAAATCTACCGTGTAATCTTGCTACGTTGGAAGCAATTATGCGCAATCCGCTAGCAAATTTTTCAAGCACAATTCCTATACTATCATACCAAGATGAGATAAACCTTCTAGAGTCTGCATTATCTGTCTTGACTCGCACTAAGATTCAACCAGGTGCCATCACTCTAGAACCACAATGGAATGATATGGTGGTGTCAACTGGATTTCACAACATTTAATAGGATTCAATCAGGCTTAACTAAATGGCACTTTTTATAAATAATCATATAAAATTGAATGTTTTTATTTTTTCCAAATAAATTATTTGAAATTTGCAACTAGTGGGGAGAGGATATGACTGATACTGATAATATATATAGATACATTGGTGATTTGGGTGAATATGGCGAATTGGATGAATTATTTGCTAGCATACCTAGCATTCCAAATCTTTCTAAATCTAAAAAAAGCAAGGATAATACGCCAGTGTTAGGTAATACGCCAGTGTTAGGTAATACCTTATTAACTAATACGTCAGTGTTAGGTAATACGCCAGTGTTAGGTAATACGCCAGTGTTAGGTAATACGCCAGTGTTAGTTAATACCTGCCAAAAACTTAAACAAAAGCGCGAGCGTATATGCATCATTGCAAAACAAGTTCGCGAAAGAAGAAAAGCAAAGTTTCTAGCATCAATAAAATATTCTGAGTCTTTACTAAAACAAAATGAAAATTTAAAACATCAAATTTGCCATCTTAAATACCAACTTAAGGAATTGATTATGCTTTATCGGCAAAAAACATCAATTATAAAAAATAGCAAAAATAGCTAATTTTTATAAATAATCATATAAAATTGAATTTTTTATTTTAATTAAGAAATAGTATTTTTACATTTTATACATTTGAAATCATCAGTAATGGCTTTGGGTAGATACTTTACTCCTGAAAGTTTGATATCACAGATTATTCTAGAGGAAAATAATCAAGATGTGATTAATACTATCCGCGCAAATTTACAAAGCCCAGACATCCAGGCCGCCGCAAATGACTTATTATATGTTGTTGATCTTAGTATTGAATCTACTTTGTTCCCGAATGATGGGCTGAATCTGCAGGACATTCCCGATTCTGTTCTGGAAAGAGTCTTATTTCCTCCTAATTGAAATGAGACACTAACAAACTGATTCATTTTTTTTTTATTA